TGCTATAGCAGCAAGTAACGCAACAAAAGCTGCCCCAAGTTGATTCTTCATCTGCAAACTTGAGGATGACATTTGATCCATCGATTCAGCAAATCTTTTACCGACAGTATTAAGAGCGCTGCTGAATTTATAAGCGTTCTCCATTCCTTCTTTAGTTGCATCAGTAATCGCCTTAATAAAAGCTCTTATAATGCGGTAAAAAGCAACACGCTTAAAAGACGATATCATTTTGCCAATCGCAGTATTTGAAATGTTAAATAATTGCGTTAGCTTCGTGAATCCTCTTGATGCTTTATTGATCGTTCCTGGAAACGCTGATAGCGAACTTTTCAGCCTGTCAAAAACAGACGCTCTTTTTGTATATACTTCGTTGGTTTCTTCTGTTTTTTGAGCCATATCTGCATTTGCAGCAGCGGCAGCTTTCTGAACGCCTCTCATTTTATCCAATACTTGTGCGAATGCATTCAGCTTTGGAATCGTAACACCAGCAAGTATACGGTTAAGTCTTAAAAGCGAATTAGAAAGCTTATCAATTTCATCGGCAGCACCACTTGATTTATGAGAAACTTCAATTTCAAGTTTTTCCATTGCGTCTGCCATCATCTGACACCTCCTTCTTCGGAGATTTTGCCTCAGACTTTTTCTTTCTCGCCTTTTGCGCAGCCATCATCTGCTCAAGAGTCTTCTGAGTTTTAAGCATTTCCTCGCGCTCTCTACGTTTCTTTTCGGCTGGAGTAAGTGGAAAAATATCTAAAGGCTTTTCACGGTAGTTCTCACACTTCTGACCACGCTTACGAAGAATATTGTAAAGAGAAACAGAGAGTGCTTCATAGAAATACATTCCGGTCAACCATGCCATCTCGTTGTCCAACTCTCTCTTTATCTTAAACGCTTTCCGATATGTAAGAACCAAATAAGGAGATCCATCCCAGAACTGCTCTAACGTCATGCCCATGACAAGGTACTGTGGACAAATCTCCTCGAATATCTCAGTATATGTAGACGGTTTTTCCTTCTCTTCCTCTGGAAGGCTCAGAACTTCACCGTCATTTTGCGAGGGTTTGATGCCATCCCCTCGTCTTCCGCAGCGATAAGAGTCTTAAACGGCTCCGTATACAATTCAGCTAAATATGCAAGCTCATCATCACTTAGTCCACCAAGACAATCAAAAAGGATCTTGTCTGTGGCTTCCTGTTTCATATTCGGATGATGCCACTGGAATGCACCCCAAAATAGGAGTGGAATCATCGTCATGCTCTTGGACGAGGCCAGATTAATATCGAGGCCTGCCGCTTCACACTTTCTCACGCTCTTCCGGTTGAACTCCAATGTATATTCATGCCCGGTTTCCGGGTCAGTAATAATCATCGGTTTCATCTTCTCGTTCTTCTTGGTTTCGCTCATCTCATTCTCTCCTTAAAATGTGAAAGATATGGGGCAGTATTGCGCTGCCCCTTATTTATTAAGTAGATGCAGCCGCGAAGACATAGTCTCCCTTGGGAAGAATGTTCGCATTGTTCTCCAGGACGGAGTCAACCTCTGCACCACCAAAGCCAAGCGCAAGCGGTTCGCCAGCAAAATAGCAGCTTTCCAGACCTGTATCCTCGTTATACGCAATCTCAAACCACATCTGCTTGCCACCGGTCAGGTCACCATAGGCAGAAACACAAGCGTTCCATGCCGTGCGAAATTCGGTGCAATCATTCGCAGTCAGAGCAACGGATCCACCGGAATCGCCAAGGCCAGGAATATAGGTGTGGTTCTTTTCAGCAGAAAGGTCGGTACTCTGAAGCGCATTCGGCTCATTAAATACGGCAGGGATCGCCTTGATTCCAGGAAGCGTGGTATACCCAGTAGTAGGACGAGTGCCGGCAGTTGCTTCCACGGCATATTTAACCAGAATGCCAGCAGTAGACACAGCATTTGCCATAGTTACGATCTCCTTCTTTATTCAGATTTCGGCATGGAATCTCCACCGCCGATTGTTCTACGGAATCTTGCGATTACCGTAAAGGTTTCGACATCATCAACTGGTGTCTCAGACATTTCTCTATAATAGAGCTTGTTAAAAGCATCTTTTGCAGTTTCTAAAATAGAATACGCCTCAGACGCAGCAGACCCTTTTTTATTGCTGATTACCTGAATCTCAAAAGCGGATTGCCACTGAACGTCCTTATAATCCAACTGCATATTCTCCAGAGGTCTGTAGTGCTCGATCTCGTGAATATAGCAAGATGGATATGAGGACGGAACTGGGATTCGTCTGCTAGAATACCTCACATTGGGGTGAACAGCAGTGATTGCTTCGGAGACGTAATCGTACACAGCGTTTCTAGTGACTTGACTCAACCGAATACCTCCTTTGCAATCTTTTCAACATTTCGCTCAATCTCTCGTGCCGCATAATACATCGGCATCTGTGGCTGAATCTCAGTGTACTTCTTCTTTTGATGGTGCCAGCTATGATACGTGGCATATTCCTTTGTGTTCTTCTTTGAAAAAGATCCAGGAGACGTATCAACCGGAGCGGTTTCTCTGTCAGGATGATTCCCGGCAGCATCGCCAGCACCAAACTCGATGAAATACACATCCTTGCCTTGAGCGACTATCTTGAATCCATTTTCAATTGGCTCTACCCAAGTATTAGGTGCTTTATTTCCTTCTGCTGCTCCAAGCTCAAAGCGTACTCTTGCAGTCTGCAAGCCAATCGCAGCGAGTCGAACCATCAACTCTTCTGACTTTTTCTTAGTAAACTTCTTGTACGCTTCCAAGAACTTCACAGCACCACGAATAGAGCCTGGACTCATCTCAACTACAATCTTACGATTCGCCATCTGATACATCCACCTCTCTCAGGGCAATCACTCGCCCATTGATTGTGGTTGCAACTCCGGTGCAAACGTAATTGTAATCATCCGCATTCTCGCTTGGTGTCTTACCAAACCAAAAAACAGTTGTGTCATCGAATGGTGTCGTGAGATCTTCGGTGATAGCTGATCGAGTGAACGGATTGTCCATTCCGAAGAACTGCGCTGCCGCTGTGCCTCTCCCACCAGAGACATTCATCTGAGTCTCAACAGGCTCAGAATAACTGGCAGCGTGTTCGCCAGTCTTGAATCCATCCGCATCGACAACATCAGTTTCGCCCTGGTACAACGCATACCAGATGCTCTGGCGGTTTCGCTTTAGCGTTCTCACGTTATCGCACCCACTCTCACATACGGGAGCACGTTGTCGTGGATGTACTGGAGCATGTCACCGTATTTGAACACACGGGAGATGCCGTTTTCGGAGTGGGAACTCTGTCCTTCACCACCGGCATGTGTGTACCCAGCGACAACTGCATAGATCTGTTTGATATCCTCCAGCTTTGGCACAGACACCGCACTGTCTGGAACGCCACCAATAAGATGGTATTTCCAGTTCAAGATTTCCTGACCAGCAATAGAAATGTACGTCTTGAGCGTTTCATCATCAGGAATAGTGCCACCACCACTACTAAGAAGAGTTTTAACTGTATTCAGTTTTTCTGCATCCGTCATGGTTTAGCACCAGCCCTTTCTTATACCTGTTTAGTCTTGCGTCCCCTTTTTGGCTTTTCTTCACTAACAACAGTCTCATTCTTCTCCGTGGGGAGAGAGGCCGGAGCTTTCTTCACTTCGGCCTCTTCGGGGATAATGCCCACGGTAATGCTGCCGTCAGGATTAACCCTGATTCCCATATCAGGTTCCAGAGGGCTTGTTGAGGTAGATGCCGCTCTTCTTCTGGTTCTTGACCCAGGCTCCGTGATACTGACGGAAGTCCCAAGCCCAACCCTGACTCTGCTGCCAGACATCGGGGCTAAAGATGCGAGGCTCAGTGAAGCAGTTGGCCTGCATAATGGCAGACGGATGGATGATCATGAAGTTGATGGTCTGACCAGTCGCAGTATAGCCGCCAGCATCATTATGGGCAGTGGGATTGGCAAGCGTCACAGCAGTGTTGAATCTGCGAGACGGAACGGTGATGACGCGCATGTTGTCATACATCTCGACATTATAGTCGATTCCATTCTCACCGTTCATGGTGTAACGGGTGATACCACCCTTGAGGAAGCGATACATGGTCGGATTCATAAAGAGGAGGCGGCCCTCATACGGAACCTCGGCATCGTCAAGTTTCTCAGTACCAAGGTCGATAGCTGCAACAGCAGCTGCGCCAGTAGAAATGGTTTCGGTAGCTGTCATAGCGGTTAGAGCAGCACTAGCATAGGTGGAGAATCTGAGTGCATCCGTCTCAGGAACAACCTTCGTGCGAATATACTCAGAACCCAGGGCCGGGAACACCATGCCCATTGCTTCTT